GTTTAAATGACCGTGTGTATTACACGCTTGTGTATAACGCAAAGAACTTTGATGGAGCCAAGTGTTTTGGTGTACCAACCGAAGTGTTTTACCCAGTCACCGATAAGTTTACTGCCGAGGAGGAGCGGTATATCCGCGACAGAGTATGCGGTGGCTGTCCAGTCCTTGAAGCGTGTGCCGAGTGGGGACTAGCCCATGAACGCTACGGAATATGGGGTGGTATGACACCCGTAATGAGAGATAGAGTACGCAGAAAACGCAAGTGGGGTTTGACAGACCCGCAGTTGCGCGATACTCAAAGATAGAATAAACTAAGAACAAGAAGCACCTGCACTCCTTTCGTCGGGTATGTACTCCAGTCACATAATGCAGGTGCTTCTCTCTTTTACAAATTAAAGTTTGTGAACATTATGCATCAACATGAATACCTCATTAGCAAGTTCATCAAGTGAGCCATCGTTGTATACAACTCGTTTAAACATGTGATTATCTAATGCGCGTTCGCTTATATGGTCATTGACTGCGCCATGGTTGTGTCTGTTTATACGCCACACTTCACCACCGCGTTCCTCAATCATGCGTGCTTCGTTAGGGAAGCGAACATCAGGGATAATAATGCGCTCATCAGTGTCAATCTTATTAAACAAACGCCACACCCAAACATCTTCATGAATTAACTTACGACCAACTTCGGTACCCATAACTTGTAGCAGTCGGCGCACTTCATCTTTAGCCTTTGCTACTTCCCAACCATACATAGTAACTATCTCATTTAAACGATGACCGTCATGCAAGATGGGGTTGAGTGCAAGCAACGCTTCTCTTATGCCATCAGCGAACGCCATGCGTTTAAACTGATAGTTCAATACAAGTAACTCAGCAACTGTGTCCTTGCCACTGCGAGCATATCCACTTAATCCAATAATCACTCTTGCTCCTCCTGATTTCTTATCTCTGCTCTTGCTTCGGCATTACTACGAACGCGCCTACGACCACGCCACACTGGTGCTTCGCCACCTAATCTGTCTTGTAGTTTAGTAAGCGCCCGTTTAACACGCTTACGCATGGCTTCCTCAGTGGTGCCATACGATTCAGCCAACGCGCCAAATTCCATACCACCATTGGCATAGCGCATACGCAGCAAGTCCTGGTCTGTCTTGTTTAAACGGTCAAGTCCTGCTGCTACATCTGACAACAGCGCAATGCGATTGCCACCCTCTGATGGTTTAGAACTACGAGAAATATATTCACTGCTCATATCGGGAGTATCAGTCCACCCCTCATGAGTCCACACATCACGCAACAATTCATGAAGCACCTCATGCGTGTAATAAAAACTATCAGCAATAGGTGAACGAGATAGATGCGAGCGCTCTTTGGCAACATACTTCTGCGCTTCATTGTAGAAAGTCTTGCGCAGTTTAAACTTTAAACTTTCTTCTTCGCTCCACTGTTCTATCTTGTGCCAGTGTTCTAGCGCCCACAGCGATAGGTGTTGGTAGACATCATCAGTGGTTACAATGCCACGGTGTATACGATTGGCACGGGTTGCTACTTGTCTAGCCACACCATAAATAGTTTCCCAAACTTTATCTTGGCTATCCATCTTTTGGTTCTGCTTTCTCGTTCTTTAATTTACGCATTGCCATAAGTAAATCGTCAACGGTTATGAGGTAACCCTTGCTTTTATTCGGTGGTATCTCGCAAGTAATCTCACGACCAAACTCTTTAACTGCATACAACACATGCGATGTAGGTACCATGAGTACGCCCTGCTCTAGTACAAACGCCCAATAGTCTGCCTCAGTTACCATCACACCCGATGGCTCCCAAGACTGTGACTTCATATACCAACACTCCACTTCTACATAGAGATTGTTAGTGACCCACCATTTTCTATCTCGCTTTACTTCTACCTTCTTGCCTTGGGTTAGCAGTTCTTCAACTAACTGTTCACCCTTGCGCCCGTATCCAAAGTCCAAATCAAATGATGAGTTCTTTGCCACCGTTTAAACACCTACTCGTCTGCGTAATCCCTCTGCTCCTTCAGCAAGGAACACATCGTTAACATCGCAGTTGTCAGGCATGAACACGGGGAATACATTGTCCAATTCTCGTGAGATAGTCTTAGCCATCTCTTTACCTGCGTTGTCACCATCACAAAACAACATAATCTTTTCCCAGTCAGCAAGGACACGGGAGTAAAACGGCTTCCAGTTGTTGGCTCCAGGAAGTCCAACAGCAGCGAACCCAACCTGCGTTGCAATGATTGTGTCTAGTTCACCTTCACAAATCACAAGCATGTCAGCATCTCTATCCAATGCTTGAACATTGTAAATGTGTGTGCTTGCGCCTGGTCTTGATAGGTACTTCGGACCACTATCGTTGTTTAAACTACGAAAGCGTATGTCAATCACACCTGATGGAGTCAGATATGGGATAGCCAACTTACCAAGGTAAGGTTCATGTCCTGCTTCAGGATTCGCCACGAAGCCGAGGCGGAATATACGCGCCGTTTCCTCTGCTATACCGCGACTCGTCAGATACGGTAGCGCTTCGCTTAGGCTTCCTGCGTAGTTCTCCGTTGCTTTCGCCAGTAATTCTCTCTGCGATTTGGACAGCCTTGCCATAGTTCACGCCCTCTTTCTTCATGATGATTGAATAAACATCGCCAGCCATGTCACAAGCGAAACATCTAAACCCACCAATATCAATGTTTAAACGAGCAGATTTTACATGGTCATTGTGGAAGGCGCAACGCACTGATTGCCACCCGCCACGGTTAGTTGCAATTACAAATCCATAGTGTTCAAGTACTTTAACAATGTCATGCTTAGAGGTTTGCGAGGACATCACTGAGTTTCTGAACGACATACGCTTCACCAACTCCCTTGTTGCTTGCCTTGATAATCACCAGTGGCGTAGGTGCAATGGCTAATCGTTTAGCAACTCGGTAATTCTCTGCCTCAATCTCTGCCTCTCGTATCCAACCACTCAAGTCAATGCGACCATCACGGCGTGGAGCCTTGGCTTCTACAACATAGGCACCGTTAACTCCTGGAACAAACACATCGCCAACATCATTGCGACCTGCACGAGGCAAACGCTGTGCGTTTAAACCTTGCTCCATAAACCAGTCAGTTAAATCTATTTCCCACGCTGCGCCTCTACGCTTGTTGCTCTTTTGTAGACTCACGCTCTCTCCTTTCGGCTGCTTCAACTGCTGCCCAGTACAAGTTGTAGTAGGCATCATCAAATGAAAATCGTTTCATGTGCTTGGCAATCACACCAGTGTGGGCATGTACGGGTATACCCGCAGCCTTGACCTTGCGGAAGAAGGCAATGTCCTCACCGATAAACTTTTCGCCACGCTCGTTGTTCTCACCAAACCAAAAGTCGTCAGGGAACTTCTCGTTTAAAGCCTTGAGTACGCTCTTGTGCATCATCACTAGACCCATGCCAGCGTTGTCAACCTTTACTATTTGGTTCTTAGGTAAAGGATGCAGGTACTGAACTTCATAATGATTGCCAGTTTCATTAAAGATACATGGCATAGGTTGCATCAAAGAACTTTCCATGCCCTTGGATATGAAGTAAACACCACTGACTACAGGGCGTGTTACTTTGTCAGCCGTATCCCATAGAGTCTTGAGCATCTCTTTGGTTAATACAATGTCAGAGTCAACCCACAACGCCCAGTCAGTGTTGACCTTCTGCCACATCTCTATGGCTGCTTGGCGTTGGCGTGCTATCTGATTGCCTTGTACACGCACTGCGTTGTTAATCGGTACTCCAACAGTGGGTCCATGGATAATCGTGTAGACCAAACCTTCAGTAAACTTTCCATCTGTCATGCCATTGTCACACCAAATGATGGACAGAGTTTCTTTATTGCTATGAGCCATGTTTAAACCTCGCATCTGATTTGTCTATGATTGTCATTGCATGTTCGGCTAAGTCTTTATAGGACTCTGCCATGATTACTAATCGTTCTGCGATTTCTTTTGTACAGTCGGGTCCGTGGTCCTCTCGGAGATGTCCAGCAAGTTGCGCCACATAGTCAGCAAACTGGAGTGACTCAAACCATGCTGCAGATGGGCTGAAGATTTTGCTTGTCGCTTCATCAACCAATTCCACAAAGTTAGGAAGTTCATCTAGCAAACTATCCTTCAGTGCTTGGGGTATGTCCGACTTCGCTATCGCTTCCGCCACCATCTGAGGG